GTATATCAGCAAATGCTCTGGATCCTGCACAGAAACTTAGGTTCGAGCAAGGTAAAGATTACATCTTTAATCCAGAGGTTGATCCAGCTAAAGCATTCTTTATGGCTACATATCCAGAGATACCTAGATCAGCTATGGAGATGATTCAATTCCATGAGCATGGAGCTGAGGCCTTAACGGGCATCAGAGCCTTTTCTTCTACTACCGGAGGCAATTCACTAGGTTCAACAGCAACAGCTGTTAAAACGGCAGCTGATGCTACTGCTAAGCGTGACATGGGAATACTTAGAAGACTTTCATTTGGAATAGTTGAAATAGGTAGAAAAATTGTTGCAATGAATGCAGTTAACCTGGAAGACGAAGAGATAATTAAGATAACTGACGAAGAGGAAGTAAGAATCTCAAGAGATCAACTTGCTGGTGAGTTTGATATAAAATTAACTATATCTACTCCAGAAGTCGATCAAGAACAAGCTCAAGATCTTGGATTTATGCTTCAGACAATTGGACCGAATATGGATCCTGGTTTGCAGTCAGTTATACTTGGTAAGATAGCAAGGCTTAAGAAAATGCCTGATCTTGCCAAGCAGATTGAAGAATATAAACCAGAACCAGATCCATCTCAAGAGAAGATTAAAGAGCTGCAGGTTCAACTACTTGAAGCACAGGTTGCTAACGAAAGAGCTAAGGGAACAGAGAATGAAGCTGATACAGTTGCGAAGTACGCAGATGCTGAACTCACTGAAGCTAAAACAGCTACTGAATTGTCTAAAGCAAGAGCACTCGAGAGTGGTTCTGATATGACAGACCTTCAGTTCCTACAGGAGAAAGAAGGTACTAAGCATGCTAACGTCAAGGAAATTGAAGATCAGAAACTCTTCAATGACCTTGAGAGAAAAGGTGCAGATTCACTACTAAGCAAAGATACACCGTTTGCTGGTTCTGGAAATGTAAAGACAACAGATGTCCCTCCATCAAGCGGAAGCAAAATGGCGAGATTCGCCATAGGTGGAGAAGATCTTAGAGGTATGGATTCACCCATAGAAAATATAGCAAGTAGCATGAGACCGGGGATTTAAGGTAAAAGTGTGCTATAATTCAAAACAAACCAAACCTAAACTAAACACACGAAGGAAATAAAGATGGTAGAGTCAGATAACGAACTAGAACAAGCTGAGAGAAGTATAGAGATTTCAATTGAGCAAGCTAGGGATTCGGTAGAAAGAAAAGACATGATGGATTCACTTATCAGTAACACTGAGTTTAATGAATTATTTGTCATAGGATACCTTGAAAAAGAACCTGCTAGACTAACAAGTCTTCTTGCAGATTCAGATTGGCAGACAGATGACAAACAAAAAGAAATAATGGATGATCTTAGAGCCATATCTGGATTGAGACAATACATTATGAACATCAAGGCCATTGGAATTCAAATGGAGAACCAAATAGCACGTTCCGAGCAGGAGCTTGATAGCTTAAGAAATGAAATAGAAGGAGAATAACATGAAAAAGATTGAATTGAGTGTATCCACTGCAATGTCCTTAAATGTTAATTCTTCTTCTGGTTCGGAAGAGGAAGAAGAAGAAAATGCTGTAGAAAATCCAGCACTATCAATGAGTGATGAAGATTTTGAAAATATGTCAGAAGATGAAGCCGTAGATCTTATTCTTGAGGAAAATTCTCTTGAAGGTGACGACGAAGATGATGACGAAGATTATGAAGACGATGAAGACTTAGGCGATGACGAAGAGGACGATTCTGATTACGATGCCGATGACGAAGAGGACGAGGATGCTGCAGCAGACGAAGACTCTAGTGATGCAGAAGATGAAGATGATAATTCAGAAGATCAACCTAGTGATTTATCAAAAGATGAGGCCGATGCATACAAAAATGTGTACAACCAGCTTTTTGGGCAACCAATAAAAGCTAGCGGTAGAGAGTTTCAATTAAGGGATGCGACACAAGCTCGTAACCTTATTGAGATGCATGTTGATTATAACAAGAAAATGCAACATATGAAACCTTATTTGCCAGTACTTAAAACACTGGAAAAGAAGGGTCTCGTAAATGATGTAGAGAAGTTAAATCTAGCACTAGAAATCATGGATGGTAATCCTAACGCTATAAAGCGAATAATTGCAGACAAGAATATTGATGTTTTGGACTTGGCTGATGACACTGAAGGTTCAAAGGAATATATTCCACAGAACCAGATAGTGCCAGAGTCGGAGTACAGAATCGATGAAGCTCTTGCCGCGATAAGGGAATCACCAGTGTATGACAAGACCATAAATGTTATGGCAAATCAGTTTGATAATGGTAGTAAGAAAATTATAGCAGACAACCCAGAATACATTTCCGCTTTGAACTCTGACATTGCGTCAGGTTTATATGATACTGTAATGGCTAATGTCCAATATAAAAGAGATACCAGAATGATAAATGATCAAGTTAGTGACATTGAAGCATATATTCAAACTTTAGGTGAAATGGCTGAATTTGAACAGCAGCAAGCGACGCAACAACAGCAACAGCAACCTAATCAACAAATTCAACAACCTGCTGCGCAACGTAGGAAAAGTAATAAGAGAAAGACAAGTATGTCATCCTCTAGAACCAGGACTACAGCTACAGAACAAAATTTCGATCCATTAAGTTTAAGTGATGAAGAATTCATGAAGCTTGATGGAATGGATTTATTATAAAAAATAAGGAACAGAAAATGAAAACAGTAAAGCTTTCTACAGCAACATTCCTGGCAACACACGCTAGCACTGGTGCATTCAACAATTCAACAAATGATTCTGAAAGAATCTATGGAGATGGAACAAACAGTTCTATTGGACCCCAAATTAATACGTACTTCTATGATAAGAAAGCTCTTATCGAGATGGTTAAAGAGCAATTCTTTGGTCAACTAGCAGATACAACTTCTATGCCTAAGCACTTTGGTAAGAAGATTAAAAAATATTTATACCTACCATTGCTTGACGATAGAAATATCAACGATCAGGGTATTGATGCAACTGGTGCTACTATTGCTAACGGAAACCTATATGGTTCTTCTAAAGACATTGGTACTATCGTTGGTAAACTTCCTACTCTTACAGAGAATGGTGGTAGAGTGAACCGTGTCGGATTCAAAAGAGTTGAGATTGAGGGAACAATGGCTAAGTTCGGTTTCTTTGATGAATATTCTCAGGAATCAATCGACTTTGATACTGATCCACAACTACAGATGCACATCAGACGTGAATCTACAAGAGGAGCTAACCAGATCACTGAAGCACAACTTCAAGTTGACCTATTAAACTCTGCAGGTATTATCCGTTATGGTGGTGCAGCAACTCAAGATTCAGAGATCACAGGTGAATCAACTGATACTATTTCATTGCCTACTTATGAAGGTCTTATGAAAATGGGAATCACACTAGACGATAACAAAGCGCCTAAGAATACTAAGATGATCACTGGTTCAAGACTAATTGATACTCTTACAATCGATAACGCTAGATATATCTATGTTGGTTCTGAATTGCTTCCTACTCTTAAGAGAATGAAAGATCTTCACGGTGAAAAAGCATTTGTAGATGCTAGACACTATGCTGCAGCAGGTACACTTGCTAAAGGTGAGATCGGAGCAATCGATCAGTTCAGATTTATTCTTGTTCCTGAGATGCTACACTGGTCAGGTGCTGGTAAAGCAGAGACTGCAGCAAATGCTGGTTATAGAGCTACTTCTGGTAAGTATGATATCTATCCAATGTTGACTGTTGGTTCTGGTTCATTTACAACTATTGGTTTCCAAACTAATGGTAAAAAAGTTAAATGGACTATCATTCACAAAGCTCCATCTGGTAACGTGAACTCACTTGACCCTTACGGCGAAACTGGATTCTACTCTATCAAATGGTACTACGGATTTATGGCAATACGCCCTGAGTGGATTTCACTTTACAAAGTTGTAGCTGAAGTATAATCATTTGTCTCCGACAT